GTAGTAGCTGGACACGCCGATAGGTTTAGATGCATACCGGGCGTACCACAATGGGATGCCCGGATGATGTCCTTTGAGATTGTTGAGATAAAAAACACCCATGCTATAGAGCATGAGCCTATGATCGGTAAGCTTTTTCAGCTCGGAAAAAAACGCCTGCATGGACGCGACCAGCTGGTTGCCGGCATGGTTGGTTTCTAAATCCAGCGCCAACGGTTCATCCATGTATTTGAGATAGCCTTTCACGGCGCCATAAAAATACCGCGCTTCCTGCCGGGCGACCGCCGGGCTCGTAAAGCGGGCAAAATGGTAGGCGCCCACCTTAAACCCGGCAGCTTTTGCGGCCTTTACGTTTGTGGCAAATTTGGGATCCTTAAACGTCTTGCCCTCTGTGGCCTTTACCATGGCAATGCGGTAGCCGGCATCATGTGCCCTTTTAAAATTTACATTGCCGCTGCCATGGTAAATGTCAAACCCTTTCATAGCGTTCACTCCTTCCCCTTACGGTTATAAAAACTTTTCTAACAGGCTAATAACGGCATAAATTAAGCCCCCGCCGCCAAATAGGGCAAGGGCTAAATCCCATTTTTTATAGCTGTTATTTTTCTTGATATTAAGCGTGTGTTCCAGCAGTCTGTTTAAAAGCTCCTGCTGTTCTTCCCGCTGCTGGTTGATCAGCTTTTTCTGTTCTTTTCCTTCCACCAGCAACGTTTTTTCTATTCGTAACTGACCCGTTTCTACCGCCTGCATTTTGTTCGTTAAGTCTGCGTAATTTTTTTCTAAGGCGGTAATCCGCGTTTCATGATTTTCGATTCTTTCATCCATGGTCAATCCTTCCAACGGATCCGCACCCCCTAACTCATTATCCTGCTGTTGTGTCTGATTCCGTACCTTGAATGTTTTCCTGTACCTTGGATTTAATTAAATCTTCCAGCTTGGCTGCATCCCCGGCCGCTGCTGCATATTCGTCTTTACTTACCTCCACAAATCCATTGAGGTTAAAAGTTGCTCCTGTACTATTAAAATATAAGTTTACGCTTGTATAATCACCGTCATATCCGTTTTTGTAGTTGAAATTAATTGATGTAATGACAATTTTCATCATTCATTTCCTCCTTTTGTGTGTGTAGATTTCGTGTGTTTTGCCTTCTCTGCCGCCAATTCTTTTTCTAATGCTTCTTTTTTCTCATTCACCTCCTTCAATTGTTCTTCTAGTTTCTGGATTTCTTTTTGTTGCAAGCTTGCAAGTGCCGCTTGTGTAGCCTTTTGGTCTGCCAACGTGGCGACTTGGTTTTTTAAGTCTGCAATAATTTGCGGGTAAAATTCCTGTGCTTGGATTTCCATTTTATGCCTCCAATTTTGCCAATCTAGCTTCAAGATCAGCGATTTTTAATAATAAATCTTGGTTTTTGCCTTGTATGTCTTCATAGAGCTCTTTGATCGCTTGCGAATTGATAGCTGTCATGCTGTCAATGGAAACAGCCCGCGCATCTTGCGTTAAAAATTTATCCGATAAGCGATACTTATCACCGATTACAACCCCATAACTAGGCTTCGTAATGCCTTTTTCTAAATCGGTTTTGTAATTGTACGAATAGAAATCGGTTTTCATAATTTCGTCAAGCGCGCTAAAGTTCATTGGCATAATATTGGCTTTGATTGATTCGGATGATGATTTGCTTAGGGACCCAGAATAGTACAAACTTCCAACATTAATGTTTATACGAGAACCACTTGTTGGACCTTTAAAATATAAATCTCCTCCGTCATTCGATATGATGGAGTGATAGCCGTTGATTACGATGTTATTTGCTTGTACGGTGTTCCCATTTAACAAAACATTCCCAGATTTAATCATTCCAGAAGTAGAAATATTCCCATCTGCTAATAATCCTGCGCCAGAGATAACAATATCCTGTGAGGTGGTAATGCCGGCAAAAGAAATCTGTGTTAGCTTTTTAGCGTTCGTTTTATCGTAGGTATAAAAACCATCTTCGCCGACGATAGCCGAATATTGGGAATCAGAAACTATTGATAAACCGCCATTATCAAGTTTTGAACCGTTTCCGGTTGTAATTTCCCCAGACCCGATATAAAGTGTATTATTTAACGTCATTTGGTTTCCAGAAAAAGTGGCCCCATCTATTATCCCAGAAAATTTTACGTTCCCGCTCGTATCCGCTTTAAATTTAGTCTCGTTATTATATAAAATTTCCAGCCCATGGTCGCCATTCATCCACACATCTAACTGATTAGATTGCATGTGAAATCCATTTTGATCAATCCAAATATTTTGTCCGCTGCTTGATTGGGTAATTGATCCTCCGTAAATGTTTACACCGGAAATATTTCCAGATGTTACATTTCCAAGATTTGCTGAAAGTGCAGATAAGGTTGAAACATTAAGTTTACTTGCATCTATGGAGCCGGCGGCAATACGTGCAGCGCTAAGCGTCCCTGTTGTAATTTTAGATGCGTCGATGTTTGTAACGGTGGCTTTGCTTGCGTCCAGCGTACCCGTCACAATGTTTGACGCATTGATATTTTTGACGGTAATCACATTTGCATCAATCGTGCCGGCTGTAAGCTTGTTGGCTGTCATGCTTTGTATCATGGCGTCCTTAATCACGGCATTATCAATTGTTGTCTGCCCGGTAATGTGTACCTTTTTACCATCGATTAAGATGCCCTCTGTGGACACGTTTATCTGGTTGATCACATCGCCTTTTTGCACACGTAAATTGATATCGTCTGATAATTGGCTAATCTGTGATTGAGTAGCCATGTCCTCGGGCGCCGGTGTCCAGTCGGTGGCGCGGTTGCCTTTTTCAAGTTTAATATTTTTAAATATTACTGTTGACGAAGTAGCACTGCTGCTATTATGTCTTATAGCAATATAAGCATTTGATACATTATCATCTTGTTGTAAATTAATGCTGAATCCCACATATCCTTCGTTACCTGCTTCCAAATCAACAGCGCTATATTGTCTATATCCCGTGCCTGTTGAACTTGTTACGACATGTAACATAAGACCAACTAACTCCGTACCTTCAACATTTTTTAAGTATCCCCTTAAAAAAACTTTCCTCCCTTTTTAACTCATTAAGTCCGTACTGAGATACTTTAATATTGTAGTAATACTGCTGCCATCCCGAAAATGTACTTGTTCTTTCATTGCCAGTTTCTACTAAGAGATTCCTGCCACCAATTTCCAAATTATCCAAATTAGTCTGTACCGCACTAATACTGCTTGTTAAACTATCTGCTGTCGCTGTCAGGCTTGCCTGAGTGGCGTATTTTGCGTCTGCATCTTTACTATTCATTTTTAAATTAACTACATTTGACAGCTGCGTAAATTGACTACTGCTAACCTTGTCATTAACCTGCGTCTGCAATCCTTTAGCCGTCTGTGTCAACGTGCTAATGTTGCCCTCGGCATTACTAATCCGCGTAGCAAAGCTGTTTGCTGTCTGTTGGAGTGCGCTTATATCGCCCTCCGCATTTCCAATTCGTGATACAGTGCTATCCAACGTTTGGGATAGCGAATTAAATTGCGTTATTGTTGCCATGTCCTCGGGTGCAGGGCTCCAGTCGGTGGCTTTGTTGCCAAATTCTATTTTCGGCCGTCCTAGTTTAACAACATCACCGGCAATCTGTTGTACAAACATACCTTTTTGTTTTATGCCAACTATTTCCTTGTCCTCAATTTTAATCGTTCTCGAAATCCTGCCTTTGAAAGAACTCCCTTCTTTGGGATAAAGCCAAACCCCCAAGTAAAACTCAGTTCCATCCCCAAAAACCAGTGAAGGTTCAAATCCGATTCTAATATAGCCTGTTGTACCTGTATATCTAACATTTCTAACTTCTACATAAACACTCACTGTCACGGTTCTACCGCGCAAATCTTTTAAATCATCAACAAAAGCAAAATATTTACTGCCATTCGTAATATATACATCTGAATTTAATACTAAATTCCGCCCACCAACCTGCAAATTATCCAAATTAGTCTGCACAGCTGTAATATTGCTTGTCAAACTATTCGCCGTTGCTGTCAATGCCGTTTGTGTAGCATATTTTGCGTCTGCGTCTGTTTTGGTTATCCTCGCCGCGATCTGATCTGCCTGCGTTTTTAGCGTGGCCTCTGCTGTGCTTACCCTACCAGTTAGCGTGTCAACTGTCGATTTATCGGCTTTAAGCTGTATTGCATTGGCGTTTTGGCTGATCAGTGTGCTGTGGTTATCTACGGTGTTTTTTAGCGTGTCCACAACGGTTTTGTCTGCCTTTAACGCAATATCATTGGCATTTTGACTTATGGCGGTCTCTGCTTTATCCACACGTCCAGACAGTGTATTTACCGTCGTAACGCTTGCTTTTTGACTCAATGTATTATTTATGTTTGTAATATCTGTTGTATAAGTTGTCGTGCTTACTGCGCCAATCTGGCTTGCTTGCGTTGGAGACAAGTCAATCCACGCTGTACCGTTCCATCTCCGCATAATTTGCGGTGTCTTGGACGTGTCTACCCATAGCTGATCTTTTTCTGGATTGGATGGCGCGGTGTTGGATTTTACAATAGACTTTTCCCGCGTGTTGGCATTAGCGTTTGCCGCATTTGCCTTGTCTATTGCATCCTGTGCGCTATCCATTGCCGCCTGCGCATTTGCCTTGGCTGTGTCTGCCGCTGTAGCTGCGTTACTCGCTACCTGTTTGGCGGTGTTTGCTATGCCGGTTGCGTTGCCTGCTTTGCTTAGCGCGTCCTGCGCATTTTGCACCGCTGTGGCTGCTGTGTTAAGCGCAGACTGTGCATTATTTTCTGCGGTACCTGCTTTGCTTAGCGCGTCCTGCGCCGCATCAAATCCATCCTGTGCTTTGTCGATGGCATCTTGTGCGTCTTGTGTTGCCTTGTTAGCAGTGTTGACCGCATTATTTGCGCTTGTAACTGCGCTGGCGGCATCTGCTTGGGCTTTTGTTGCCGCATCCTTTGCTTCCTCTGCCGCTTTCGCCGCCGCGTCCCCTTTGGCTTCCGCATCTGCGGCTGTTTGCTGGGCGGCTTGTCCGACTGTTGCCGCATTATCTGCGGCTGCTTGTGCGGCACTAATCTGTTGTTCAAGTGCGGTGTTGTCAACATCTGTTATCCACTGTGTGCCATCATAATGCTTAATTGTTGTCACATTGCCGCTACTATCCTCCACAAACCAAATATCACCAGGTTGGGGGCTGATTGGAGTTGTCGAGCCATAATATGCTTTGTTTTTGCCATTGGCAGTCGTAATTGCTGTCTGTGCTGCTTGTGCCGCACCTGCAGCTGTAGCCGCCGCCTGCGTGGCCGTCTGGGATGCAGTTTCAGCAGTTTCTTGAGCCTGTCCAGCTGTTTGTGCTGCACCATTTGCCGTTTCTTGGGCAGTAGTTGCTGTTTGCTCTGCTCCTTTCGCAATCTTGGTTGAGTTTGTGAAAGAAATATCTACACTGCCCATTATGGTCATGGTGTGTCACCTCTCTTATGCTCTTTAATCCTAAACAATTGGTTAGTCCTCTGACTATTTTCCGAATCTTCATTTCCCCAGGCGAAACCTTGTATTAGCCATTTCTTTCCATCCGAGTCGTAGTAATAACTGATTGTTTCTGGTTCGTTATACTTACCTATTTGATTAATTGTGCCTTTGTCAAATGTATAAACAATCCGGTAAACTAGTGACTTTGATCGTATATCAAAACAATACAAACAACGTTGGTCGCTACCGTCTCCATTGCCACTTGTAAAATAGACATAAGGAAAGTCTAGGCACGCACTTTGATAAGTTTGATCTGTTCCAAAATAGTTCACGTCAGACCCTCGGGCAGTGTATAACGGCTTAAATTGTTTGTTCTCCACATCGGTTTTTTTACAAACATAAAATGTTGGATTGGTAGTTCCATATACAAAAAGGACGTACCCATTTCGTACGTCTAAATTCGTTCTATAACCGCCATTTGTACTTAGTAGATTTACAATGCTGCTATCTCCCCAATCCAAAACCTTATTAGCTTGGTAAGGAAATTTAACAACATGCCATTGATTATTAGCAGCATCAAGATAATAAGACCAAATCCACATCTTGCCGTTTATATACTCAATTCCAAATTGAGCGCCATGCCCACCACGAATAACCCACATACGGTCTTTAATGGCTCCGGTTAAATCAGTGCGAGTAAGTACATAACTTTGTATATTAGCCGATCCATCACCACTATGGCGTTTATTACCATAATATCTTTGCGACCAATAAATATCACTTCTTGGATAATCTACCTGAGCATACTGAGCGACACTGTTAGTAAAGTCGTCCCAACCACTAGGCG